GTTAAGAGTCTGACCGTTTGTGGTAACGACCTTACCTGCGCTCGTGGCCACGAATTGGTGGGTGCCGTTGAAGGTGCGATTAAAATTCGTGGCGGGGTAAAACAGTGACCCGTAGATACGGAATTGCGCAGCTGTCCCAGCCAGCGTCATCGTCCGGTCCAGTGCAGTCACTGTAACGCCATCGCCAACTATGATGTCTTGGATCGTGACGACCGAGGGGTCGAGACTAACCGTAAAAGCGGCACCCGCGTCGGAGTTTCCGTCAAAATAAGCATTGTCTGCTCCAGTGGGGACACCCGCGCCGCCGGCTCCGCCAGAAGTTGCGGACCACCGCGCTGTGTCGGACCAGTTGCCTGTGCCACCAACCCAATACCGATCAGCCATGGTTATTCTCCTTCTTCGACGGGTGCCGGTTCCGGTACAGGAGCCAACAGCAAGAGGTAGTTCTGCCAGCGCTGCTCGATGATGGCTTCAATGTCAGCCTCTGTCCACGCGGCGTACTGCGCAGGGCTAACGACAATAGAGTCCACCAGTGTGGTGGACTCGTTGGACCGCTCAAAATCGATGTGCACGTAGCCGTCTCGCGGCGTGGCAGTGAAGGCCATCCTTAAATCTCCTGCCCGACCGCAATCGCATCCCAACGAGCGTCGGTCGAGTTATAGATAGCACCCACGTAGAGAATCTTGTTCTGGACGGTAGTCGTCGGCAGCACAACACCCATTTCGCGGAACGCCTTGCTGGCGCCGGTCGTCCACGTCAGGACGCGGGCAGTCCCGTTGTCCTTAATGCGGAACAGAATTTTCTGTCCGTTCAGCGGCGACCCCGAGTCTGCGTTGATAGTGAGCGCAGCGTTCTGGGCGATGATCTCGTACACATCGAAGTTGTCGCTGTTCCACGCGAGGGGAGAGACGACTGCGTTCGTCGACGATACACGCGGAATCGTACCCTTCTGGAACCGAGCCGGACGAGGGAAGGTATACGTGTCCGCCGCGCCTGCAGCGCGAAGTTGCGGTGTCGCGATATCCAGTGCTACGACTTCTAGGTCAGGCATGGTCCATCTCCTCAGGGGCAAACATAAGGTGTGCCGTTGCTGCTAAGCACAGTACTAGGCACTTGGAAGGGTGTAAGCAGGCTATCCGGGATGGTGCGCCCGACGAAGTAAGACACGTTGGTGGTATCCCTCACCGTGAAGAATTGGTCCATCACGACGGGGCGAAGGGCAGACCAGTTGCTCTCGATGGTTGTGGTGTTCCGGAACTTAGCCCGCCAGAAGTACGTCGCCCCGGGCACAACCGTCGGGATATAGTCAGGGAACCGGAAAACGTAGGAGGTATTCGTCACCGTGATGAGCGGAGTCGTCGCCGTGGTGCTGGCGTAGAGTTCCCAGATCGTGTTCCCGTAGCTATACCCAAATGCACTCTCGAAGGGCGAGACGGAGAGCGTGAGGGACGTAGCACCGGACTGCGTCAGCGGCACGGGCGTCGCGATCGGGTTCGGGAAGACCTGCGCGGTGACTTTCGAGAACTGGGATTCTTGGTTGCCAGTGGCCAAGTACTTGCCCTGCCAGTAGAACGTAGTCTCCGGCGGGACGAAGTTCGCGGGCAGCGTGTAGCTGTTCCCAGTGGTCGTAGTGACAACCTCGTTCAGAATCGGGTTTGTCATGTCTGGGCTCAAGGAGACCCGGAAAATGATGCCCGTCTGCGTGAACGTAAAGCCCGCCCCAGTGAGGAACGCTGACAGCCGCAACTGACGAAAGTGCTCCGCAGTGATAGGCAACAGCGCAGTAGGACGCCGAATAGGTGCGTCGGAGATGATGACCCAGTCATCGCCATCCGAAAAGTACATATCGCCGTCGTCCGCGTAGACGAGCGCGCCCTCCCACTCCGCTGGCACAAGCGCAATCGGTGTAGACACGGGGATACCGTGCCCTACAATGAACGACTTGCCGGAGTTGAACCTTACGCCACCGAAGCTCACGTGATGACCTCGAATTCTTCGCGGGTGTTGAGGATGAACGAGAAGTGGACGTCCGCAGTTTGTGCAGTGCCCATCTTAACTTGGATGGTCTCCCCCGTCAACAAAACTTGGCGTTCGAGCGCTACGACCATGAAATCGTTAGCGGGGATAGGAGCGTCTTCCAAGATCGAGTAGGTATTTGTATCTACTGCGACGATCCGTACGGAGATAGTAACGGATGTAGCCGCAGTGTTCGCCACCAACAGACCGTTCATGATCGCGGCCGCGTTAACAGTGCGCTGCGGCGACGGACCTGATGCCGGAATCTGATAGTCCGGCACAGTGTACAGGTCCGACCAAGCGGATGTCGCGCTCGCTCGTACAGCTTCGAACAAGTTTAGCGGCGGCCGTGGAGTGACAATAGTGGGCATCTTAACCTCCGAGGGCGATGATCAGTGGGAGCGTAATATTCTGCACACCTCGGGAGAACGCTTGCCCCTCGATGGTATTACGTTCGAAGTCTACTCGCAGGTCTTCCCCGAGATAAGTGTCTCCGACTTCGGTAGAGTACGTTGCATAGACTCGGCCGCCGTCCACCTTGCGAATAGCAAGGCTGGGATTTATGGCCGTGCCCGTGCCGCGCTGCGAGAAGGGTAGCGCGTTGTAGTTGACGCCCGAGCCTACGTAGCTGAACTGCTGCGCGTTGGCCTCGATGACAGACGTGAAGGCCGTCCGGTTAGGAGTCGAGAGGTTGGTCTTTATGAGGTTGATCAACTGGTCCAGCATCGTCGTCTGCGCCGTCGTGACGCCCGGGCGCGCGAGGATGCGCGCCTCTACGATGTCGTAGCTGCGTAGGAATACCGGCAGCAGAGAAGCGCTGAAGAGGTACTGAGCGTTCCAGTTGAACAGACCCTTCACAAAGAACTTCGCGCCGCGGTCTTGGCCGGAACGGAAGTCGCCTTCTAGTTCCGTAAGCAGTGTGTTGAGGTCACGGCGCGTGAGGTCTTCCTGCTCTTGGGTGAAGTTCTGCACCACGACAAACTCCACGAGCAGCTGCGCGTAGACTTCGTCGATGATGTCTGCCTTATTCTGCACGATAAGGTCCGCGACGTTGGGCGCCACGAGGTAGGTGTTGCTCGCAGGAGTCTCAATTTGGATCGACTCACGGAACCCGGTCGAGACGAAGGCATAGTCGCCAAAGGTGCAGTTTGAGTTGGCGATGGTGAACACGGACACAAGCTGAACGAAGGCGTTTCGGGTGATCGTGTAGCCGACCCCGTTCGGGTTAATCGCAGTGAAGCTATCGACCACGACTGAGCGCAGCGGCGACGAGGGGGCAAGCACAGAGCCGTCCGCGTAGAGGTTGCCGCCGCCCCGAGGCATCAACGGGTTGCCGTTATCCCGATCGACCGGCAGGGACATCTGGTCCTGCGTGAAGTTGTGCAACTGTGAGCAATCGGAGATGTAGGGCGAACGAGTGATAAGCGCGCCGGGCTTGAAGACAAACGCGTAACCTTTCTGCGGCGGGCCGTTCTCGAGCGTGTATGCCTCGTGCTGCAGGTTCGTGAAGGTGAACCCACGCACCTTACACCCCGAGTCAAGGCGGAACATGTTGTTCTCCTGCAGACCGGGCGGCAGGCTGAGCTTGGTCGAACGAAGATCGTAGCCATACAGGGTGCAGTTTGCCGGGATGCTCGTATCGGGCTGCACGATGTACTCGCCCGGGTGCACAATCACGATGGAAGGCGCGTTTACGGCGGCTGCCTTAGTCAGCGCAGCCCCAACGGTGGCCAGCGGTACAGACAAGCTGGTACCGGCGTTTGCGTCGCTGCCAGCCATCGTAACGTAGAAGGTACGAGCCACGGTATACGGATCGGACACCCCGGCCCCGGTCGGGATCGTACCGGCGGGCCATTTGAAGTTCGCCGGGATAACCAGATCGGCGGCGCTGACTACCAGTGGTGCAGGGTTCGGAGCCGCAATGAAGCCGCAGATTTCTAGGTCTGTCTGGTGGTTGGCCCCGAAGGTGTAGAACCACGGAGTAGCGTACCGCGCGCTCTCAGGAGCGTACACATCTACACCAGCCACACCGGGGAGCCCAACACTCGCGGTGAACTCGACTCGGCCGGAGCTCACGAGCAAGTTGTTGTTGGAATGCAGAATCTGCTCGCTGAGCTTCACGCCAGCGCCGTTGTACCAGTCCACCCCGGCGCGGATGCCGTCGTTGGCCGGATCATTGCTGTCCTGCAGGCGACTGTAGGCAACCCGGAATGTATAGGTGTCACCCGGTTGGACCGGGACATGTGCCTTGCCACGGGCCGTGCCTGCGCCAGCGAAGCGCATGATCAAGCCGTTCACACTGACACCGGGCGTGGCGTTGGTTACATCGAAGAATTCCGGCGCATCGCCCGGGCGATACTCCATGAACTGTTCGGATACGTGCTGCACATCGGCCAGCGTGTCGTTGATCACGCCTGCAGTAATACGAAGTTCCACGAGGCTGTTGGCGGTGAACTGGCGGGGCGTTGTGCCCTCGGCGCCACGCACAACCGTGAACTGGTCACCTGCTACCGCCGTGACTGTCACGATCTCTAGGCCGCCGTCGACCGATACGAGGGTCACATTGAACGTATTACCCGCCGTCAGAGTGGGGAAGCGCGCTGCGCCACCACTGACCAGCGAAAGTTGCGTGTCGGAGGCCGAGATAGCCCCCGCTAGGTACCCGCGAGCATTGTTGGTGTATTGAACAGCCATCGGCTACCTCATGCAAATTTTGGGGCAGAGGCGACTAAGGTCCCCCGCATGTTACCAAGGTTGGCCCGTGCCCTACGTTCCATCGTGCTACGCAGACTTTGTTTCGCATGATAGGACGCGAGTTCCAAGTTAGTCCACGTCACATTCGGCATAACGAGCAGGTGCTGCAGGGCGCTGTGCATAATGACCTCTTCGAGTTCATCGAGTACAGCCGATTCCATACCCACGGACGTACGCTTTGGTTTCAGCGCGTAGAACATCCGTATTGTATAGACTCTCTCGTTATCAGGCAACGGCAGTACGATGTACTTGTCGCTGGTCAACTGTGTGAACGCACGCGGCTCGGAGGCATCTGCAAAGGCCGCATCTGGCAAAGAAATAGGTCCACTACCGTTGAACGCGGTCCCATTATATTCGCTCTCGTTAAAGCCGGCTGATGGCACAGACGACCAAATCGACGCTGGATCGATGCCGCTATACATGTCCGCCCACGACGGATAGGCGCTAAGTGCCTGCTCTAGGGTCATGGGGATGAGCGGGTATCCGTTGACGCTGGCCCCGAAAACCACGTGCACATCGGTATCGCTCGGCTTGTTGTACGAATACTCGTGCACGCCCGGCAATAGATTGTAGGTGGGCTGGGCATGGCGCCAGAGTAGGGTGTTCTCACAAGTCCTGATCGCTGCTTCGCGGATATGCTGCACGGCCAAGGGCTGCGGACAACCGGGCACAATAGGTAGGACTCTGGGCAACAGGTCTGTAAACGGGCGCGTTACCATCAGATCACCTCGCCTCTATCCATACCGGCCAACTTCGTATCGGTAATCTTGCGACTCTGGAGACTTGCCCCCAGCGTCTGAACGAAACTGTCGTAGAACAGTTTGGCCCGGCCGGACTGGACATGCTCGTCATCGATCGACTCGGCTAGATAGACCACTCCGTCGACCAATACTGGAAAGTAGACATCCGTCAGCACCGCGATCGTGGCGTTGATGGTGTAATCCGGAGGAGTCTTGGCGTACTCTCCAACGAGAACTACCCCCGCCGCTGGGCGGGGGTAGAGGAAGAACCGGTCAGGATTCTTCACATGGCGCATAAAGTTAACCGGTTGCCCGGCCACCTCCTGCATCCATCCGGGATAGTTCCGGTTCATGGTCTCGCGATCCACCTCGGTGATCGCGTTACCGCCTTTGACTTGGAAGATGTCGATCAACCGAATAGCATCTGCGGGCAGTACCTGCGCCGCGGAGTCGGCCGTCGTCGTAATGTCCTCGATATCGGAGAAGAGATCGGGACGCAGGATTGCCATACGCTTCAGTGTCTGATTGACGTACGATAGCAGCACCGCATCGCTATAGCGATACGGCGCGATCTGGTCCTGCACGAGACGACGAGCCTCGGTTATGACATCTGCTGGCGTCATTCAGGCAAGTTCCTTGAGGCGTCTGCCGACAGTTCTGGCGAAGTATACACAGGCTCGGCCAGATTGTCATCAGCTACGAGCTCGATCTTCTTGGTGCGTCGCTTGGCCTTCTCTACGGCTGGTGTGACGAAGCGCTCGGGGAATGCCTCTTCCTCAGTGACTTCTTCGCACAGATCGTTCTTGGCTAGGACGGGGTGCCACTCATAGATGAACCCGTCGTTCTTGTTGCGCAGGTACCGCATTACTTCTTCCCTTTCTTAGACATCCCTGCCTCGCTGAGCGCGATAGCGATGGCTTGTTTCCGGCTCTTCACACCCGGGGCTTTCTTAGGTCCCTTCGGGTCTATGCCGCCGTGCAGAGTACCGCGCTTGTACTCCCCCATAACCTTAGCAACTTTGTCTTTCTGTGCTTTGGTCGGCATGTCATTTCCTTTTCCCTGACGGTGTTATCGGCCATGACTTGCGGGCCGAACTGGTCTTCTTGGCGGCCATGGAGCGTTTCTCCCCGGCGGACATCTTAGCGGCTGCGGCAGCCGGGCGGCAGGCAGGATAAGCGCGCGAGGACTTCTCAGGCCCAGACCGCCCGCACTCCTTGCCGGTCTTGACGTCGACCCACTTCTCGCCGAACCACTTGCCCAGACCGCCCTTGCTCATTTTTTCACCCGGTTATCCGGGCCGCTCCATCCGCCGCCGCGCTTCTTATACTCCTTGGATGCCCATGCGTTGGCATAGGCGCTGGGGTACACGTCGAACTTGGCCTTGGCCTCCGACTTGACCTTGGACCAGAGTGATGGGTTGGTCGGTTTGGGGGAGCCGGACTTCACCATTTTACTTTATGGCTCCAGTACCGTGCCGACAACTTGTCCGGGTTGGCGTCCTGCGCGTTGTGGCGGGCATAGTAGGACCGCTTGCGGGCCTTGTCTTTCTCGGTCTTAGGGTTGTCACCTGCGCCCGTGACCCCCTGCTGCCCAAACCGAATGGTCTTGACCTGATCGCCACTCTTAGCGACGACGACATGGCTCTTGGTCGGGTGGCTGGGCGTGCGCTTGGGCTTGTTGTATCCGGCGACGCCAGCGCGTTCGAGTCGGGGGTCCTTAGCCATTACGCGACCCTCTCCGCTATGATGATGGCGGACGGAATAGCAGGGATAGAGGGCGGACCAGCGGCGGCCGCGGTATGGTCGATGGTGACGGCGGTGTTTTCCGGGAGCCACATGACCTGCAAGTACTGCCCTGCCGTCACGGTAATATAGAACACGATCTGGAAGAAGGTGTTGCCGCCATCCGTTGCCTTGGGCACCGTAACCTTGGTGGCAGACCTATCTACGTTGGTGCCGTTAAGCGCCAGCCAAATGGTGGCGTCGTGGTCAGCGGTGTCAGAGTTCGCAAGCTGCAAGTTCGGAGCGACCATGTAAGTCCCGGCGGCGGCGAAGGTCAGACGCGTCAAATTAGTCCCGTCGGTGGCCATCGTTATACCAGCCCCGGCGATCTCGGTGGTGCCAAACTTAACCGCGGTTGCGGCAGTGGTGCTACCGGTCTGGTCAGTGATGTCAGAGAAAGAGGCAAAAGCTCGGCCAGTGACCGTGCTGAAAGGCACCTTGCCGCTGAGGATGTCGACGTTGGTGATGTTCACCTCGCCTGTGCCCTTGGGCGTGATGTTGATGTCGATGTTGGTATCGGTGCCATCGGCACCGAGTGTATTGCCGTTGAGGTTAACCCCGGCCGCTGCTGCGCTGGTGGCCAGTGTCGTCGCCTCGACAAGCGTCATACCGGAGAAAGACCCCGAGAATGTAACCCCCGAGATCGCGCCCCCGGTGATGCTTACCGCGCTTGAGTTCTGTGTGGCGATAGAACCTAGAC